AAACAATACAAACTAATGCTTTTAAAATATTAATTGAAGCTTTAAAAGAATTTTTATTAGATGTAAATATTGAATTTACAAAAATGAAAACTGTAAATGATGAAAAACAAGGAGGGTTAAGTATAATTGCTCTTAATAATTCAAGTTCTATATTAGTTCATTTAAAACTTCATGCTCATAATTTTGATTATTATAATTGTATTAGAGAAAAAATTAATATTGGAGTAAATATGACGTATTTATATAAATTAATTAAAACTATAAATAATAATGATATATTGACATTATATATTGACGATAATGATATAAATAAATTAGGTATTAAGATTGAAAATTCAAGTAAGAATTTTCAATCTACATATAAATTAAATTTAATGGATTTAGATGAATCAAATTATAGTATTCCACCAACAGAATTTACATCTGTTATAAGTATGAATGCACAAGAATTTCATAGAATATGTAAAGATTTGTATATTATAGCAGATAATGTAGAAATTAAAAGCTTACAAAGAAAATTAATATTTACAGCAAATGGAGAAATTGCTTCAAATGAAGTAATTTGTGGTGAAACTAGTAATGGATTAAATATAGAGTGTAAGGATAATGAGGAAATTATACAAGGAAATTATGATTTAAAAAATTTAATATTATTTACAAAATGTACAAATTTATGTACAAATGTAGAATTATATATGAAAAATGATTATCCGTTAGTTATTAAATATTGTGTTGCATCATTAGGATATATTCACTTATGTCTATCATCAATAACAAATAATAAAAATAATTATAATAATGATGATGACGATAGTGATTATTCAACAGATAGTGATTAAATATTAATATTCTGGTTCAAAATTTTTATATATTATAGATTCATTAATCAGATTAGATATAAAATTAATAATTGATAAATCTTTTTCTTTTAACCAAATATGTATAATTGTATAATTTAAATTTTTAATACATATAGAAATACCATTTATATTAAAATTATTTTCAATAGTATTTCCAATAATATAAAAACATAATTTATTCCATATATTTTCAGCATTAAAGTTATTTGTTTTAATAGAAATACAACCACCATTTTTATTATTTTCATCTTCCCAAATTGGTTTAATATTATTTTTCATTAAAAAAAAATGATTTGCTAATAATTCATCCAAAAATTTATAATTATTAACAAAATATATAAATTCTTCTAAATAATTAAATTCTAATAAATTATTATAACCATTAATCTTCCAATTATTTTTTTCATTATGAAACCATAACTTCCAATTATTTTTTAATTTATATTTCATATTTTCCATTTATATTATTAAATTATTTATATTTAAATAATTTAAAAAAAAATGATTATTTAATATACTTAAAATAATATTATATATTATTATATATAGTAAATGTCTTTTACTTCAGAAAATATTCATTATATTGATAAAATACAATTTAATGTTTTTTCAAATAAAAATATCATTAATAATTCATCAATATCTGAAAAAGATGGTATAGTAATACCAGAAACATATGATAGTGGTGAACCAAAAAGGGGTGGTATTGTTGATACACGATTAGGGATAACTGATGGAAATTTAGAATGTGCTTACTGTGGATTAAATGCCAATAATTGCCCAGGTCATTTTGGTCATACACAATTAGCACATCCTATATTTCATTATGGTTTTTTAAATCAAGTAAAACATATTTTAACATGTATTTGTTTAAAAACATCTAAATTATTAATTGATAAAAATATTTCTAAATTAAAAAATTTATCTGGTAGAATACGATTTAATGAAATTAAAAATTTATCTAAAAAAATATTAATTTCAGATGTAGGTATTCCTGTTCCTAAAGTAAAAGAAGAAATAAAAAATAGTGTAATTAATTTTATAGCAGAATATAATATAGTTAATAATCAAGATATTAATAAAAAGAAGATGAAAGAATATTTATCAGCAACAGATGTATATAATATTTTAAAAAATATTTCAAATGAAGACTGGACATTTTTAGGTTTTGATCCTGAAAAATATAGACCTGAAGATTTATTAATTATAAATTTACCAATTCCGCCTGTTACTATACGTCCGTCATTAAAAACAGAATTTTTAGCATTAAGTACATTTGAAGATTCATTAATACATATTTTAGTTGAAATACTAAAAGCAAATAATAAGTTAAAAAAAATAGAAGATCAAAATAGAATACAAAATATTTATGATAAAGATACTTTGCATTTATTACAATATCATGCTGCTACATTATTTGATAATGATTCATTAAAATTAGCACCAAATGAACAAAAGATAGGAGGTAAACCTGCTAAATCAATTAGTGAAAGATTAAAAGGTAAAACCGGAAGAATTAGAGGTAATTTAATGGGGAAACGTGTTGATTTTTCAGCAAGAAGTGTTATTACCCCAGATCCAAATATTCAAATAAATGAATTAGGTATTCCTATAAAAATGGCTATGAATTTAACTTTTCCTGAAATTGTAACTATAAATAATAAAGATAAATTATTAAAATTAGTAAATAATGGTAGAAAAATATATCCTGGTGCTAATTATATAAAAAAAAAATCAAGATTTAGTAATAAAAAATATGATATTATAGATCTTAATTATAGAAGAAATGTTAAATTAGAAATAGGAGATATTGTAGATCGTCATTTAATTGATGGTGATTTTGTATTATTTAATCGACAACCTTCATTACATAAATTAAGTATGATGGGTCATTCAATAAAAGTAATTAAAAATGATGATTTATATACATTTCGTATGAATGTAAGTGCTACACCTCCATATAATGCAGATTTTGATGGTGATGAAATGAATATACATGTTCCGCAAACAATACAAACAAAAACAGAATTGGAACATATTGCTAATTTAAAATATCAAATTATATCACCAAGACATAGCTCACCTATCATTTCATTTGTACAAGATTCACGGATAGGTGTATATAAATTAACTTTAAATAATATAGAAATAGATTGGAGAGATGTAATGAATTTATTAGTATTATGTAATAATGTAAATTTAAATAATGTAGTAAAAAATAAAAAATATAGTGGTAAAACAGTATATTCAAAATTAATACCAAATAATATTAATGCTATTAAAGATAATGCTGAAATTATTAATGGTAATATAATTAATGGACCTATAAATAATAAATGTAATGATTTATTAGTTGGTAATATATGGTATAAATATAACGCTGATAAAACAGCTGATTATATATTTAATACACAAAGATTAATAAGTGGTTATTTATTATTTGAAGGTTTTAGTGCTGGAATTGGTGATTTAATTATTAATAATAAATTAAAAATAGAAATTATTAAATCTTTAGAAAAGAAAAAAATGGAAACAAATCATTTAATTACAGAAATAGAAAATAATCCAGAGTTAATTGACAGTGATACTTTTGAAGAATCTTTAAGAGAAAATTTAAAAGCACATAAAGGTGTTATTGAAAAAATGGTAATGAATAGTTTAGATAATTCTAATAATTTTTATACTATGTCGAAACAAGGATCAGGATCAAAAGGTAGTGGTATAAATATTATGCAGATGATGGGTGCACTCGGTCAAGATATTTTAGAATTTAATAGAATTCCTAAAAAAATAAATAATAGAACATTACCACATTACTTTCAAAATGATGATAGAGCAGAAGCACGGGGATATATAGAGCGTTCATATTATGATGGTTTATCGCCTCAAGAATTTTTCTTTCATAATATGACATCTAGAGAAGGATTAATTGATACTGCTATTAAAACACAAGATACTGGTTATATTTCTAGAAGATTAATGAAAGGATTAGAAGATATAATGGTTAAATATGATGGAACTGTTAGAACAGTAAATAATAGAATAATACAGATAGTATATGGTGATAATGGGATTGAACAAATAAAACAAACCATACAAAAATTACATTTAATTAAAAAAGATAACAATGAATTAATGAAAGAATATTTCTTTAATGAAAAAGAAATTAAAGACTTAATAAAACAATCATTTTTAAGTAATAAAGAAATTAAAGAGTTTTCTGAACTAAATAATAATTATTATGTAAAATTAAAGAAATTTAGAAATGAAATAAGAAATATACAAAAATTATATATTCAAAATTATGTAAATATAATAGATGAATATGCTTCACCTGTTAATTTTAAAAGAATTATTACTGATATTAAAAATTATAAAAATATTAATGATACCAATGAAAAAATAAATCCAATATATATATATGAAAAAATAGAATATATTTTAAATCCAAAAAATACTATATTATTAACTATTAAAAATAAATATAAAAATACTAATAATATTAAATTATTAGATGAAAATAATTATAAATTCTTATTTAAATTATTATTATTTGAATATTTATCGCCTAAAAAAATTATAAATAATTATAAATTAAGTAAATATAAATTTGATATTTTAGTTAATCAAATTATTGATGAATATAATAATGGTATAGTTGAACCTGGAGAGATGGTTGGTAGTTTAGGAGCTCAACATATAGGTGAACCTTCTACACAAATGACATTAAATACCTTTCATCAGACAGGTTCTGGTAATGTAGGTATGTTAGGAGTTCCACGATTAAGAGAAATTATAAATTTAACTAGAGAAATAAAAACTCCTACTATGCAAATTTATATGAAAGATAATATGAATCATAATAAAACAAAAATAATTAGTTCATATATAAAGACAACATTTATTAAAGATTTAATCACTAATTATTCAATTATATTTGAATATAATTCTGATAATATTATTAAAAAAGATAAAGTTTCTAATATATTAAATGTTTCTAATAATGATATATTAGATATTAAAAATATACCATTAATATTAAGATTGGAAATTAATAAAAATAATTTAGTTCAACGTGATATGTCATTATTAGATATAAAAACACAGTTTATTAATTTTTGGCACAAAAATTTTAATAATATTAAAAATATAAAAAAACAATACAAAAATACAATATTAAATATATTGAATTGTGGTATTATGTCAAATAATGATAATAGTGAAATTCCAATAATTCATATTAGATTTAATATAAAAAATTATGATATGTTTGAATTAATAAATATTAAAGATTTAATTTTAGATATAAAATTAAAAGGGATAAATAATATAAAAAATGTATTTAATCCAATAGAAAGACAATTTATAGATTATACAAATGATAAATTAGAAGCAAAAAAAGAATATTATATTAGCACAGAAGGTCAAAATATTCTTGATGTAAGATATATAAATGGTATTGATTTAAATAGAACCATTACGAATGATATTATGATGATATATAAATATTTTGGTATTGAAGCTACTAGAAGTATTATTATAAAAGAATTAACAAATGTATTTGTAAGTGGTGGTAATGAAGTTAATTATCATCATCTATCTATATTAGTTGATTTAATTACAAATAATGGTAAATTAACTTCTATAGATAGACACGGTTTATCTAAATTAAATAATGGACCTTTATCAAAAGCTTCATTTGAAAGACCAATGGATATATTATTACATGCTGCTTTATTTAATGAAGTAGATAATATGACAAGTGTATCTTCAAGAATAATGACAGGTAGAACAATTGATGGAGGGACTTGTTGTTTTGATGTTTTTTTGGATAATGAATTAATAGAAAATAGTGAATTAATAGATAAAAAATTATTATTTGAAGAATTTGAAATATTATTTGAAGATAATGAATTATTAAATTATTATATAAATAAAAAAGAAATAGATGATTTTATTCCAATTTAATATAAAATCTATAAAAACTACATATAAAAACTAAAATAAAAAAAACTATTCCAATTATAAATGTATATCTATATCTATCATTTGATATTTTATTATTATTATTATAATCAATTTTACCTTGAAATATTTCAATTATTATATCTATTATATTTATATTATTATTACATATTTTATTTTCTAATTTAGATAAAAAACATCCTTCCATATAAATAAAAATAATTGTACTAATAATTATAAAAAGAAAACATAATTTATATAATAAAATTGGACCATATAATATTATAAATAAAATTGCAAATGGTGACATAAAATGAATGGATTTTATCCATTGACCTAAAATATTATTTGATATTGGAATTTTGTTACAAATATTTAATAAAATATTTATAATAAAATTATTTTTAATAACCATTTATATATATATATATATAAATATTTTTATATTTTATTATTATAATATTATAATAATAATGAGTGTATATATTTTATTATTTTATTATTAGATTTAGATTTTAATACTAATACTAATATAAAAAATATTATTATTATATTTATAGTGCCATGATTCATGTTTTCTATATTTTTTATATTATATTTTGTATCAAATACAATATCTAATAAATCTAACCCATAATTTGTTTTATTATTTTTATGATGATCTTGATGATGATTTGGATCTAATAAATTATAATTTATTAGATGTATCGAAACATATATAAATGCCCAAAAAATACATATTACTTTATTAATTTTAAAAGACTGTTTATTAATCTTAATTTCAAAATCAAGTATATTTGATAATAAAACAATTAACCCTCCTTCCATAATAATATTTTGACTTCCTTCTAATATAATATTATACCATTTTTTATTGATACTACTATCATGATGTATTTTATCATGAAAATCACCAGTATGTAAAATTAAATATCTATTAATTCTATGTATACAATCTGGAAGATATTTAAATATTTTAAATATAAAAATATCTGATTTTAATAAATAATTATATAATTCAATATAATTTGTATTATGAGATATAACATGAATTAAATATCCTATACTCATAACTAAAATTGTTGTAAATAAACCTGATATAACTTTTAAATTATTATTATCTTCTAAACCAAAATTTATAGACATATAATGAATACTAAATAAAAATGATATCCAAAACAAGTAATTAATTACAAAACATTTTTTTATATATTTTATTCTTTTAAAAAATTTATATATTTTATTATTTATTTTATATTCTTTATTCATATATATATATTAAATAAAAAATTGATAATAATAATTATTAATAATAATTAATAATAATAATAATAATAATTTAATAATAATATGAATAATAATTATATAAATAATAATTATTATGATTATAATAATTATGATGATAATTATTGGATGGTAAATTATAATAAACTTACTAAATATAAATATAGAGGTTATAAAAGTCATTTTTGTTATATTTTAAAAACTTCAGTTAATGAAATAAAAAATGAAAAAAACAAAAATAAATATACAATAAAAAAAAAATTTAAAAAAGAATTTTTAGAATTATTATTTTTAGATACAAATAAAGAATATTATATTATAAGCATATATAATATAATAAATAATATGTTATGTAGTAATAATAATATTCATATGTCATTATCAAAAAAGAATATTCTATATTATCATTATCAATTATATTTAAATGATATATATTTTAATATAAACAAATCAAATCAAATATATTATTTAAATAAACAAAGTTTGCTTAATTTTATTAAATCAAATATAATTAAAAATGAAAAACAAATAAATACAACACAAAATAAAAACAAGAATAATAAATATAATTTTAATATAAATGAAAATGGTAAAAAACTTGATAAACTTATAATCTAGATAATTTATATATATTATCAGTATTAATTCTATATGAATCTTGAATATAATCTTGAATTATATTTTCATTTAATTTCATAGGATTTTTATTTATAGCTAATTCATATAAATTTTTCATTGTTATTAAATTTGGCCTTCTTTTATTATATAAATTAAAATAATTATTTTTATATCTTTTGGCTTTTCTATATATCTCTTTTATCTCAATATCATTTAAAATAGGACCCATTGTTACTGATTGACCACAATGGTCTTTATTTAAATAACAATCGATGATTGGTAATCTAAATAGATACCAATTACGATGATCACCTCTACCTTGAATATTAAATCCTGGTCCATTACCAACACCATCACCATAATAACCTTGAAAATTATTATCATTTTTAATCCATAAATTATTTAATCTATTTACATAAAAATAATGAATCAATGTATCCGGATCAAAATATAATGGACCATTACTATCAACACCTTCACGCTCTCCAGAATAAGGATTCCATTTATATTTAAAAATAAATAAATCTTTATCATTATAATCACATAATAATGGTAGTTTTTCTTGTAATAAAGGATCAATTTTATTTTTTCTAAAATCTAAATATGGATCAACATTAATATTAATATTATTTATTTCATTAATATTATTATTATTATTTAATAAATACATATTATATTTTTTTAATATTTTTTTATACATTGGTCCATTTTCTTTTATTTTTCTATTTGTAATAGGATTTTTTAATTTATTATTATTCCATTGTATTAATTGTTCATTAGTAATATCCATACTATATAATTAATTAAGATATATATTTTTAAGTATAATAATTATAATTATATTCTTGTAATTCATCTTTAGAATTTATATTTGTAATTAAGTTTAAATTATTATTATCAGTTAATTCATAAATTTTTGCTTTTGAAAAATCTATTTCATTTGATTTATCATATTCATTTAACACTTTACTATTATAAGTTATTATTTTTTTATCTTTACTAATACTAATACTAATACTATAATCATCATTATCTTTCTCGGTAATATTATTAATATTATTATTAAGTATATAATAATTAAAATTTAATAAATAATTAAAATTTTCAATAATATTTATATTTATTTCTATTAATTTATTATAATATTTATATTTATTAATATTTTCTTTATTATTATTAAAGTCTGTATTTTCTGTTCCACTATTTTTAAAAGCTAAGTAATAATTAATATCAATATTACTATCACCTGCTTTATCCTCAATAAAATTTGTTACTTCATTGGAAATAGTATAATAAATATCCTTATCTTTATATTTATAATTATTATTATTATAAATATTCGGTGAATTTACATTTTTAGAGTAATATATAGCTTCCGCAAATATATATTTATAATCACTATTTATAATTAAACTTCCTAAAAAAAATAAACTCATACTAAATCTAAAATTTTTAACATCTGCTCCATTTCCTATTAAATCATCCATTTTTATTTTTGATTTTAAACATTTTATTACTAAATTAGTAATTTTTATTAATCTCTTCATTAAATCTTCATCATTTAAATAAGCAATTAAAGTTTCTTCATTATAAATTCTATATTTATTTTGATAGCTATATATATTTTGAGGAAAAATATACCATATCCAATCATTATCTTTTTTACAATTATAAATTTGGTATAAAGCATTAATATAATTTTTATCTTGTGCATTTTTAATATCAGTCAATACTTTATTTGTTGCCATTTTTATATATAATATATATAAAAAAATAAATTAATTTAATAACATATTTGGATAAGCATTATGAATATCTTTTGATACTAAACAAAATCCATATAATATTAAATAACAAGTCATGGCTTGATAATTATTATTTTTTTTTGTATTTAAAATATTAAAAATAATATCAAAAACAAAATCTTTTAATTTTAAAATATCAAAATCTTTTAAATATTTAATATTATAAATAAAATATTTTTTTTTAATAATTTGTTTATAAATATGATTATGCGTGTATTTATAATTTTCAAAAATATTTTTTAATTCTATATATAATTTATAAAAATTTACTTTAGATATATTACTTAAATAGCTAATATCAATATAAATATTATTTTTTTCTAATATTTTAATAATATTTTCTAATTTATTATTTACATCTTCTTTTAATTTATTATTATTATTATTATTTATAGAAATAATTTTTAAAAATTTAATTTTTTTTTTTAC